TCTCATGTAGAAAATGCAGAAACATCAGCAGTAGGTAGAGCATTAGGAAACTTAGGAATAGGACTTGATGGAGATGAAGTTGCTTCTTATGAAGAAGTATCAAGAGCCAAAAAACAACAATTAATTAACTCTATTAATTCTATGGTAGATGAAAAAAATAGAGATGAGTATGAAAGAGAATATAAATTATCTGAAATTGGAATGATGAGTATAGAAGATTTAGAAGTTCTTGAAAATCAATTAAAAATAAATCAAAAAACTTTACTATGTGAAGCTATTACAAATATAGCAACAACTGAAGATATGGAAGGAATTTTAAAGAAATACAAAACTAAAAATCTTGGAAGTTTAGATTTAAAAGATTTACAAGCAACTCATGATATTTTAGTTAAATTTAACCAAAAATGCTCTCAGAAAGAATTAACAGATTTAGAAATACTTTGTAAATTCGTTGATATAGATATGAAAAATTACATAAAAGAACATTATAAAAAAGATGTTAAGGAATTAACTAAGAGAGAATATTCACAAATGAAAAAAAAGTTAAATAGCTAGGGTAGGAGGATAAAAGAATGAATAAAATTTTAAAAGAATTTTTAAATAAAGATATATCAAAAGAAATTTATGATGTACCTTCAAATATTGATGAAAAAGAAATAGATGATATTTTAGAAGAATTACAAAATAAATCTATTGAAAATGGAACTTTTCCAACACTCACAAGAAAGTATCATACTATTGCAGGTGAATTTTTAGGAAAAGGAACTATTATAGCTTTTGAATTTAAAGGAATTGAAGGTGCTTTAAAATTTATTATAGCTACTTCAATAAAAGCACAAGAAAAAATGATAACAGAAAATAAAGAGAATGATTATTTTAAATTATTAGAAAGAAATAAAAAAGGTTTAAAAAATTTAGTAGAAATCTTAAAAGATGGAATTGAAAATATAGACAAAATGTTAAATGAATGGGAGTAAAAAAATGGAAAAATTATTAAATGAATTAAGAACACTTTCCCAAAACAATAACAAAATGAAAATTTATTTTGCCGTAGAATATGACAATATACTAGATAAATGGGTATTAGATATAGGTAGTTCATACTGTGCTACTTTTATATATTACGAATCTACAAAAGATTTAAAAGAATTTGAAAATTTATTGGAAAACGGGATAAAAGAATTGAAAAAATTTATAGATGAATTTGAATAGGAGTAGTTAAATGGAGAAATTAGGATACACAAGACAAACACAGAAATTAATATATTGGCTTTTAGATGACTTTGCAAACTTTTGGCAAGGTAATAATCCAGGAGCAAGACCATCATTTATAGAACTTGCATATACAAAGCAACTTATGAAGAGAGAGTTTACTAAAATCTATGATGGTTTTGACACTGTTAAAAATGCTCAAGCCTACCTAATTTCTTCTATTTACAATAAAGATAATCTAACAGTAGATGAATTGGCAGAAAATGTTATAAAGGCATTACAGAGCTTAGCAATTCAAAATGGAAGTTTTAGTTTATCACTTAATTCACTAACACAAAAACAAGCTAATGATTTTGTTAAGTGGCTATTTGAAATGGCTATCTATTGGGAGATACCTTTAAGACAAGAAATAAGAGATTTATTTGCTGAGGATTATCAAGATACTTTTATCTGGGTAACATTAAAGAAAAAGATTTGTTGTATATGTGGCAGACCTGGAGAGTTACAACATTTTGATAGAGTTGGAAGCTCAGGCTATAAAAGTGATACAGGGCTAAATTATCGTGTTATGTGTTTGTGTAGAGAGCATCACGATGAAGCTGATAACTGTATCAGTAGGATTGATTTTATGAAGAAATATCATCTTGCTGGGATATATCTAAACCTTGAGCAAGTGAAAGAATTGAAAGGGATATATAAAGGACACTTTCAAGCATTTAAGGAGGAGAAATGAAAGTAAAAATAATTTTAGAATTTAATCCAAGTGATTTAGAAGATAGTATAAATAAATTTTTAAAAAGTCAAAAAATAAAACTTGTTGATATTAAATTTGGTGGAATTCAAGATTGTGCAGTTTTAATAATTTATGAAGAAATTTAGAAACTAGATTATATGACTATTTCTATTTTGGAAACAGTCGGGAAGATGTTCAATTATAAGGAGGAGAGATGAAATATATAAAATTTGAATTTGGAAATGGACTTTACGATTTGATAAATGTTGAAAAAGTTAAAAGATTTATTATATGGGAAAATAGGATAGATGTTATTTATAGTGATGGCGATGGTTGTGGTTATGATATTGATAGATACATTTATGTAAAAGAAAATGAAGATTCCAATTCAACAAGATTGAATAATTTTGAAGAAGTAAAAGAAAAACTTTTAAAAATGTGTGATGATTGATATGGAAGTTAAAAATAAAAAAGATATGGAAATATTTTATAAAAAAGCTTTAAAGAAAATATTAAGCTTTAAAGCTAGTGAATTGAGTACAGTTGAATTTGAACAAGTAAAAAGAAATGCGGAGAAATTAGAAGTTTATAGATTTGTGAGGAGGAAGTAATGGAAAAAGAAAAGGTACTAGAGATAGAAACTCAAGAAGTTTTTGATAAAGTAGCAATAAGAATTAAATATCAAAATTTTGAAGTATTAAAAAGAGGAGAGTTTAAAGATGAAGAAATAATAGTGGAGAGTGCTTGTGTACCAGATTATATTAATCTTAATAATAAGTTATATATACAAGGCGAAGCAGAAAGCGCAGATAATAGAATATTTTTAATTGATAAAGAAGATTTAAAAAATATATTAGAAAAAGTAAATAAAATAAATGAAAAATATGGAATACCTAAGAGATGGAGAGCAAAAGAAAATGATTGTTACTATACAATTTTCGGAGAAAATATTGAAAAAAAATCACTCGCAGATGATAAATTTTATAACTTAGGAAACTACTTCAAAACTAAAGAAGAAGCAGAAAAAGTAAAAAAAGAACTAGACAAGTTCTGGGAAAAAGTAAGAGCAGGAGAGATTGGAGGAGAAAATGAATAGAGAGATTAAATTTAGAGCTTGGTTAAAATACGGAAAAGAAATAGTTGATGTAGAAGAAATTGACTTTATGAATGAAGTGATTAATTATATTGATAATGATTATGAAAATAATGAACAAGAAATAATAGGAGCTTACTTTGAAAATATTGAACTTATGCAATACACAGAATTAAAAGATAAAAATAATAAAGAAATTTATGAGGGGGATATTGTAAAATTTCTTAATGGTATTTTTGAAGTAATTTGGTGTAATGAAAAGGCTAGTTTTATGCTAAAAAATAAAGAGTACAAAGAATTTTTAAACTTTATTTATGAAAATAATAATGTAATGGAGATAGTTGGGAATATTTATAAAAATCCAGAATTGATAAAGGAGTGAGATAATGAAATACTTAAAAATAAAAGCAACAGATAAAAGAATAATTATAATAGATTTAGAGAAAGTTGTAAGTTATATGGTTGGAGATGGTTTTGTAAATATAAATTATTATGGTGATGATTTTTTTCATTTTACAAGAGAAGATGATAAGTTTGGAATACAAGTAGAAAATTTTGAAATATTGAAAGTTTTTATACAAAATTTAGCAGGAGAAGAAATATGATTAAAAGACCAGAAACTTTTGAAGATATATTAAAATTACAAAAGCATTTAGATGAAAACTTAAATAATGTTAGACCTAGATGTTTAAGAGATATTAAAATGTCTCTTATAGCTGAATGTGTTGAATTTAATGAGGAAACTCTTGAATCACACAAGACTTGGAAAAGTAAAGTATATAATAAATGTATGGAGCTGGAAGAACTAACAGATATTTATTTCTTCTATGCTCAAATGATTAATTTTAATGATGATACAGTTAATAACTATGGAAGAATAAAACATTTAATAGCAGTAGATTTTAATGGTTGGCAAATCAAAGATTATGGCTCACAGGTACTGCCAACATTAAATTTAATAGCTAACATCATTAATGACAATGTTTTATATGCTATTGATAATTTAATGGAGATGACACAAAAGCTAAGCTATACAAAAGATGACATATTAAATTGCTACTGGGAAAAGTGGCAAAAGAATATGAAAAGAATTGGGAAGGAGTGGAATTGATTATGATAGATGAAGCGGAATTATTTGAAAAAATTGAGAGCAAACAATTTGAATTAGATTATAATAATACTTTTTCTAACGGAGTAAAAGAATATGAGAAAACTAAATCTAAAGTAGAAGCATTGGAGTGGGTAAAAAGGTTAATTGCAAAAGAAAGCAATGATGATTTTATACTAGACCACACTATTGAGCTTGGGAAGGAGTGGAATTGATGGTATTCTTAATAACAGTATTAATGTCTTGCGTTTTTGATAAAGATTTAAGTATTTGGATATACATATTAAGTTTCTTGATAGATATGGAAATAATTAATTATATCTGGGAAAGGAGATAAAATGTCAATAATAAAAATACCAAAAGCATTAGAGTTAGTAAAAGATAAAGGTGTTAGTAAAGGGAGCTTGTGTTGGTATATTCAAACTGGTAAAATACCTAAGTGCTTTTATAAAAAAGATGAGGATAAGTTAAGAGGAGATTATTTAATAGATGAGGCTGAACTTTGTAAATTCTTTGGAGTAGAAAGATAATCTCAAAA